CGAGGGAGACTACGACTATACAGATCAGATGATTAACAATGCGATCCATAAAAAGGGTAAAGGTGGATGTGTAGAGGTGTTTGACCTTGCCGCTAACCAACAACCGCTGTCTCTAGAAGGCTTTTGAGGGTATTTACTTTTATTCAAAAGTATATTATAATATAGTATGGATTATAGATTAAAAGAAAACAGAAGAGAAGCCTTTATCCGATGGTATGCATGGTCAATGAAATATGATGACTGTGACCCAGCGGTCTGGGCTACAAACTATCTTCATAAACGCTATGAACATAATGACGAAGAACGAATTTGGTTTGCGTGGTTATATGGTAACACATATCAACTACCAACTGCATGGGTTCTTAAGAACGAGTTCCCAGACTTTGAATTAGCAACAGTTGATCGTATCACTCAATGGAATACTGCTAACTACAAACGTCTGCGATATCAAACTGACACGAAGTGGAACAAAGGTCACTTACCTGCCATGTTTGAATCATATCAAACCTTTATCGGCAACAAAACTCAACGCGAGGCACTGGAGAAATTCTATGGAGACAACGAAGAACAAAACTTTGATAACCTGTGGGATATACTTAAAAACAGCCTTCATAAGTTTGGTCGTTATTCTACTTGGTTCTACCTTCAGCATCTTAAGCATACTGCTGGTATTCGGGTCAATCCTACTTCACTTATGCTTAGTGATTATGATGGTTCCCGTTCTCATCGTAATGGATTATTATATGCCCTTGGACAAGAAGACGATGTGGATAGAAAACTATCTGGAAAAGAGTACGATGCTCTCGAAAGGGTTGCTAGATCAATACTCGATGAAACAAAAGCAAGGTTTCCAGAACTGGTGGAACAGGTAGACTTCTTCACGATGGAAACCTGCCTATGTTCTTTCAAGAAAATCTTTAGAGCAAAACACGGTCGTTATCTTGGTTATTACCTAGACCGTCAAGCTGAAGAGATTATTAAAGCAGAAGAAGACGGGTGGTATGGTATTGATTGGGACGTTATGTGGCAAGCAAGAAACGAAACCATTGACCTTCGCTTAGATCACAAGAATGGAATTGACAAAGAAAAGTTTACTTATTTCCTGAACTCAGGTAAAATAGATAACTTAGAGTGGATGTTTGAAGATGAAGAAAAACCCTTAATGGGATTGGAGATGTTTACATGAACCCAGATGGAATTAATATTACAAGTGATTATATGGATATTGTTGGCTCTGTTATGAAAAACGATGAAGGTACTTATTCCGTTGTAACACCTAATGGTCTTTCGCCAATTGGTATTGATAACAGTGGTGTCGATAGTTGGTCAGCTGCCAATATTACAACCTCATCTAATACTGTTGGCGTTCTTTCTGGCGCTAGTAGGATTAGACCATCGGTAGATGAGATTATGGACCAACATAGCCTCAACCGTATTGCAGTTGACCATAAAGTGTCAGCTCAGGAACTGTTAAAGTTACAAGAGGTTGCCCCTGACTATGCCTCTGAAATTAAAGAGAACATTGCCAAGAATCTAGCACGTGATATCGCTAAGAAGGTTATGTTCAAAAAGAAACACGATAAAGATGCTGACGTTCATCACTTCATCGGTCGTGTTTGGGTATTCACTGACGAAGAACTGAAAGAGTTGTTACAAAATGTTTATTGAACGAATTAAAGCTAATGATGAGATTAACATTCAACTTATTAGAGCGGAGAAGAAAGTGAGAAAACTTATTGCTGTTGGTGGATCGCCAGGGACTGGTAAGACTACATTGTTCCGTAAGTATATGGAAGGTAAAGTATTCCAGCCAGTTGAACCAGCCAAGCTAGTTTCAGCTATGTATAATACTGAGCGTGACCTGTACATCCTTGGTAAGTATGAAGAAGGTGAAGTCTTTGCTGGTACTGACCGTCTTTCTATGGCAGTTCAGCCAGCTATGCAGGAGTGGATTGCAAGCCATAACTGCAACGTCTTGTTTGAGGGTGATCGAATCTTCAATCAATCTTTCCTAGAATTCGCCATGGGTCTCCCAGATACTGAACTTCATATCGTATTCCTGAGCGCACCTAAGACCGTTCTCGAACAGCGTTATCAAGATCGTGGCTCTGACCAGTCTGAGCAATTCCTAAGAGGTCGCGAAACTAAATATAGTAACCTGTTATCTAACTTTGACTTGATGCCTTATATTACTGAGTTTGCGAATACTAACTTAGAGGAACAAGCGAAAGTCTTAGCCTTCCTAGAGGGTCAATTAGGATAAGGATTAGGCTTTCTAGGAGGTCATTATGCGTTTCCTAGAACAATCCGACTTTAACTGGATGGAGTTACTCAACTTCTATGAGACTCCATTTAGAGCTAAACTCAACCCATCAAAAATTTGGAGAGACCTAGACCAGTATAAGAATAACTCGGTCGGTCTCTCCAACTACTTTAAGAAGTGGCGCACTAAAATTGAGTTCAGAGAACCTCTTCGCAAGTCTTGGGAGAAAGGTGTTGCTGTTGGTGGCGAGTATGCTCCCGATGAACGCCAATGTTGCATACAAATATACGCAGTAAACTTCAACGAGCACAAGTTTACTATGAGAACATGGAACAGGTTCAAGTACCGTGTTATCCAAACCCTTATGCATGAGATGATTCACTTCATGCAATATGACCGTCGCTACGACGAGTCAAGCAGTTATGTCCTACCACACAAGAAGGTTGGTCATTCGCTCAAAGATGCCGAACGAGCATACTTATCCGAGTTCGATGAGATTCAAGCATACGCTCACTGCGTATATCTAGACCTGAAGGTTAATCACCCATCTAGAGAAGTTTCTGAATTCTTATCCATTCCAAAACTTAAAACTAGATGTCCATCTAGCACTCTTAAGTACATCTTAAAGACTTTCAACTACGATAGCAGAAACAACAAAGCCATCCCTAAACTGTTTCAACAGGTGATGAAGTGGGATAGAAAGTATAAACTAAATAGTCAGTATGTTAATAAAGGTTAATTAATGGCAAAACTGGCTGTAAAAGATTTCAAAGGTAAGCATGGTGAAACACGTATCATCACCTTATTAGAAAAGCTGATTGAAGGTGTTAAGTCACCTTTCACAACAGCTGATGGTAAACAACAACCATTCAATCGAATCTCATATCCAGACCCACGCACTGGTAAACTAGTTTCTAAAAATGCTCTTGACCTAGCTGATTCTGCAGACATCGCCAACGTTATCCGTGGTGGTGTAGTTTCATTTAAACAAATCAATTTGACGTATGAACGAAATGGTCAAGTCTCTGCATTAATGCCACTCAGCGAAATCATGAAGACTGAAGATTTCGGTGGTAAGAGTAATCGCGGTGATATGGCTGAGATTATCTTCAGCGCTGCCATTGCGTGTCGTTTCTTAAATAAGAACCAAGCTGTAATTGATTCTGACGTTCTTGATATGATTAAGCGTTTGAATGATTCTGACACAAAGCAGATCATTGGACCAATTAAATCCCCAAACAAAGAACCAAAGGTTGTTGACGATTTATACTGGGAAGTCAACTCAGCTTTGATTAACATTAAAGCTCTAAAGAACCCACGTCACATTAAAAACTTAAAAAATATTATCAACTCCAGCGTTAAGTATGCTAACTCAACAACAGTTGCTGCTAACGCCAAGACAGTTTATGAAAACAGCTTATACAACAGAATAGAAGTTAAAGCTGTAGGTACGGTCGCGCAAAATGATACTAAAGTTGACGTTTATGTTGAAATCGACAACAAGAAGGTTGACATTAATGTATCACTAAAAGCAGCTGGAGCAAAACAGTTTGGTCAAGTCGGTGGCGGTGGCTTAGAGAAACAAAAAGAACTCTGGGCATCTTTGGTTGATATGAGGATAACCCCAGTCCTTGAAAATAAATTCTATGACATTCTAAAATCAGATGGATTAATTGCTGCCAATACTGAAGTTTATAAGGGTATGGCGAATGAATTCAATCGAAAAATGACATCTAATAAAGATGCTGTTTACGCTAGTCTAGCTGATGGCATCATGTATTTTGGAACACGTAACGACCCATCCGTTGATATGATCAGCTTAACAAATAAAGAAGCAATGATCTATAAATTTGGAAACTTATCAGAAGCTCTTCGTTTGAAGGGTAGAGAACTTAAAGCTGTTTTCGTATCAAATAAAACTAAACCAGAAGTAAGAATTCAAGATTCAAAGACTGGTGCCATTTTAATTACAGTTAGATTAAAATCTGAATCTAAAAACAACTATATACGTCATTATATCGAGAAGGGTAAGATGATGACTGAACTTGTGGGGTTGGTCGCAGCCTAAATAAACTACTATGCTTAATTTTCTAGACTTCCTTAAAGAATCAGCTGACGAAGGTGCCAAACTAAAGCACATTCACCACGCTGAAGATCGCCCATTCCTACACGGTTCAGAGGGTTTTGAACACGCTGAAGGTGCGCTAAAGCAAGCCCATGACGATATGAAGTCTGGTCAC